TACCGCAAAATATATTGTGTCTGATGGTGAAAGAGGTAATGGAGCATCCGTATTTGATTTTCAAGGAAATTTTGTAGATGCTTCTAATATTCGCGTAATTCCATCGGGAACTATTACAATTAATACAATTGAAAAATCTTCAAATGGTGGAGAAATTGAACCAATAGCATCTGTCAAATATTTTGCTCCAAGACTTTATTCTGCCCAATATAGAGCAGTTACTTCTCGTGATTATGAGGCAATTATACAATCAATATATCCAAATACAGAGTCCGTTTCTGTGGTTGGAGGAGAAGATTTAGTTCCACCACAATATGGTAAAGTTCAGATTAGTATTAAACCAAAAAATGGAACATATGTTTCTGATTTTGATAAGCAAAATATTTTAAACAGGTTAAAGCAATATTCAATTGCTGGAATTAATCAACAAATAATTGATCTTAAAATTCTGTATGTTGAGATTGATTCATCAGTTTATTATAATACAAATCAAGTTTCAAACGTTAACGATCTAAAAACATCTATTACATCAGCATTAACAGAATACTCTAAAAATGTTGATATGAATAGATTTGGTGGAAGATTTAAGTATAGTAAGGTTGTTCAACTCATTGATAGAGTTGACAATGCAATTACTTCTAATATCACTAAGGTTAGAATTAGAAGGGATATGAAAGTCCTTGTAAATCAATTTGCACAATATGAGTTGTGTTTTGGAAATCGTTTCCACATTAATCCAGAAGGATTTAATATTAAGAGTACGGGATTTAAAGTTCAAGGTTTTGATGACATTGTTTATTTTACTGATGTTCCAAAAACAAAAATATTAATTGGTAGCAATGGTAAAGAAATCATCAAGCTAGATGATAGTAAGACAGATACAAATGGAAATGTCATATACACCGGTGATCTAGCGGTTATTAGGCAAACAGAAAGAGGACAAACGGCGGTTGTTTTAAAATCTATTGGAACTGTCAACTATACGACTGGTGAAATTATTGTTAACACAATTAATATTACCTCAACAGTAGCAGAAAATGAAATTATTGAAATTCAGGCATTCCCAGATTCTAATGATGTTGTTGGATTGAAAGATTTATACCTAAGTTTTGACATTTCCAATAGTGAGATAAATATGATTAAAGACGTTATTGCTTCTGGAGAGGATATTTCCGGAGTTACTTTTACCAGAGACTACTATACTTCAAGCTATTCTAACGGAGACATCGAGAGGAAATAAAATATGTCAGATTTTGAGAAGAGAGTACAAATCAATAAAATTATTGAGAGTCAACTTCCAGAATTTATAGTTTCGGATTTTCCAAAAGCAACTGAATTTTTTAAGCAGTACTACATTTCCCAAGAATTTCAGGGTGGAACTGTAGATATTGCCGAAAACTTGGATCAATATCTGAAACTTGATAATTTAGTTCCAGAAGTCGTTACTGGTCAAACTTCATTGGTGTATGACGTATCGTCTTCCGCTGGAATTGTTACTGTTACTTCTACAAAGGGTTTTCCATCTGAATATGGTCTATTAAAAATAGATGATGAAATCATTACATATACTGGTATTACAACAAATACTTTTACCGGTTGTGTACGTGGATTCAGTGGAATTACTAATTATAGTAATTTTGGCATTTCTGAATTTGATACAAATGTCAATAAACAAAGCTTAACCTTCTCAAAAACTACAGCAGCAAGTCATAATCAAACTTCAACTGTAACTAATTTAAGCGTATTATTCTTACAAGAATTTTATAAAAAATTAAAATATACCTTTACACCTGGTTTAGAAAATTATGATTTTGTTTCTGACCTTGATGTAGGAAATTTTATTAAACATGCAAGGGATTTTTATCAGTCAAAAGGTATTGAAGAATCTGTAAAAATTCTCTTTAAGGTTTTATACGGTGTAGACGCAAATGTTTTAGATCTTGAAGGAAGATTAATTAAACCATCATCTGCTGATTATATCAGAAGAGAAATTATTGTAGCTAAAAATATTTCAGGAGATCCTTTAAATTTAGAGGGGCAAACTATTTTTAAATCCACTGATGTAAAAACTAGTGCATCAGTATCTGATGTTCAAATTTTTAGTAGAAATAACGAAACATATTATAAATTAGGATTATTTGTTGGTTATAGTGAAAGAGACTTAATTGAAGGAATTTTTACAATTCCAGGAAAAACAAAAGTATTAGAAAATGTTTCTGTTGGATCTTCAATTATCTCTGTCGATTCTACTATTGGATTTGGACAAACTGGCACAATAGTATCTGGCAATGATTTAATTAATTATACATCAAAGAGTATCAATCAATTTTTTGGTTGCACAGGAATTACTAGTGTAATATCAATTTCTTCTGATATTAGGTCAAATGAAACTATTTTTGGATATGAAAATGGAGATCTGTCAAAGAGAGTTGATTTACGTATAACTGGTGTAATTTCTGAATTTGAAGAGGTTGAAAATGTTTCCCTCATCGATGAAGGTGAAGAAATTACGGTTAAAAATCTTGGTGAAATTATTGATAACCCATCAGAAAGAGATAAAACTTATAAAGAAGTATTTGCCAATTCTTGGATTTATAATACCAGTACAAGATATCAAGTATCAAATATTTCTGGATCAACTTTTACTTTATTGAGTTTAATTGACAAATCAAGTTTGCGTGAAGGAGATATCGTCGATGTCTTATTTGCATATACAAATAATATTGCTTCCGCAAATGCTGTTGTTACTAGTGTTAACACAACTTTAAATCAGGTTATTTTAAGTAATCTTTCTGGATTTTCTCCAAGTGCAACACAGTCTTATGATATTAGAAGAAAGATAAGAAAAGTAGTAAGTGCAAATGTACCTCTTGTACTTGGCAATAATAACTATATCGCAAATGTTCTGAACGTTTATAATGATTCAGATAAAGATGGATATGTCGCATCAAATTCATTACCGTCATATCAAGTCATTGATGAAATTGTAGAATCTAGTATACCAAATGGATCTACAACTTATCTTGATGATTATGATAATGTTGCCCAAGCATATTCTATAATTAGATTTTCATCAAATGTAAGATTTATTGATGGTGATGTTGTTGTATATACTGCCACAGGTAACCCTTTATCTGGATTGGTATCGGGATTTCAGTATTATGTTAAATTAGTTGGAACTAATGGTATAAGATTATATGCATCCAAGTCACTTTTAAGTGGATCAGAATATATTAAATTTGGATCAGTATCAACGACTGGAAGTCATATTTTTACCTTAAAAAGACATGAAGATAGAAATATTTCACCAAACAAAATATTAAGAAAATTCCCAATTAAAAAAATTACTTCAAATTCTGGAACTTCTTTACGAAGATCAATTAATAATGTAATAGGTGGAATTGGTCTTTTAGTAGATGGTGTAGAAATTTCTTGCCCAGAATCTCTGGATAAAATTTATTATGGACCAATTAAAGAGTTTAATGTATTAAATTCTGGTAAAGATTATGATGTAGTTAATCCACCAAAAATTATAATTTCTGCTGGATCAACAACAGGAACAGGAGTTACTGCTCTTGTGGATCCAATTATTAGTGGTAGTGTAAAAGAAGTTTATGTCGATCCACAAGACTTTGATGTTGATACTGCAATTTCAGTTACTTTAACTGGTGGTAATGGATCTGGATGTATTCTAGAACCAATTATAGGGGAAAGATATAGAGAGGTTGAATTCGACAGTAGAGCACTTACAATTGGTGGTGGTGTAGATTTAACCGATGAGACTATTACATTCACAACATTCCACAATTTTGCAGATGGTGAAAGTATAATTTACAATCAAAATGGAAATAATCCCATATTGACAGGAACTTTTGGAGATATTTCCAATACTGTAACAGGAGCACTAGTAAGTGGTGATGAATATGTTGCTAAATTCGTAAATACCAGAACTATTAAACTCTTTAATACAAAATCAGATTATCTGGCAGGTATTAATACAATTGGATTTTCAACTTCTACTTCATTCTCAGGTATCCATAAGTTTAGAACTTTATCTAAGAAAACTATTAGAAATGTAAAAGTTTTAGAGAGTGGATCTGGTTATCAATATAGAAAACTAAGAGTTAAATCTTCCGGAATTTCTACTGATTACAATACAATTAATTTTAAAAATCATGGATTTAAAACTGGTGATATTGTTTTATACTCTTCAACTGAAACAGAAATTTCTGGATTATCAACAACTGTTAGTTATTCGGTAAAAACTATTGATTCTAATACATTCAAACTAATTAATGTTGGTTTTGGAGCAACTATAACCACTGACCTTGTAAGAGATAAATTTGTAGATATTAAATCTTCTGGGTCAGGATATCATATTTTTGAATATCCCCCAATTCAAGTAGAAGCAAATGTATCCTACGGTTCAACGTTTACAGGCAGTTTTACATTTACACCGATTGTTACTGGTGAAATTATAGGATCTTATCTATACGAAAATGGAACTGAGTATGGATCAAGTACTTTAAATTTACATAAAAAACCATTAATTACTCTTAAAAATGGAAAAAATGCACAATTAAATCCTGTTGTTTCAAATGGTAGAGTAATTGATGTTCAAGTTTTAAGTACAGGATCTGAGTATTATTCAATTCCAGAACTTATTGCAAAAGGAAATGGTAGTGGTGCAATACTCAGACCAGTAATTAATGATGGTAAAATAACAGACGTTATTGTTATTAATTCTGGTATTGGTTATAGTGCATCTAATACTTCTATTCAAGTAAAACCAAGAGGTTCTGGTGCAATATTCGATACAGCAGTTAGAGACTTAACTATCAATGATGCTGAAAGGTATGCAATTTATTCAAGAACTAGAAATCCAAAAATATTTTCAAGTCTCAATAAAAATCTTACTGATGATTCACTTGTTTATGGAATATATGGATATTCTGAGGACTTAGCATCTAATTATTCGGATAATGGTACTTCCCACTCACCAATTATTGGATGGGCATATGATGGAAATCCAATTTATGGTCCTTATGGATATTCGAATCCGAATAATGTTCAATCTGGCGTTAGAATTATAAATCCAAGTTATACTTTAAATACTTCAAAAATTTCCAATAGACCATCATTCTCTTCTGGATTCTTTATTGAAGATTTTGAATATACTGGAAATGGTGATCTTGATAGACATAACGGTAGATATTGTAAAACTCCCGAATTTCCTAATGGAGTTTATGCTTATTTTGCTGGAGTAACCACAAGCACTACATCAAATAAACTTGAACCTCTTTATCCTTATTTTATTGGAAATACATTCAGATCTTCCTTCATAGAAGAAAATTCTTATCTAAATCAAAATTTTGATTTCAATAATTCAAAACTTATTAGAAATACTTTACCATATAAACTTAATGATTCGTATGCAAATTACGATTTTCTTGTTGAGCCTTATGAAGTCTTACCTCAAATATCCATAATCGAATCTGTTAAAAATGGTAGTGTTGATGATATTAGTATAATTGATGGCGGAACTGGTTATAGAATTGGAGAGTCCGTAAATTTTGATGAGGAAGGAACAGAAGGAACTGGTCTAAGAGCTGAAATTTCTGAACTTATAGGAAAGAATGTTACTCAGATTGAAACAACTTTTGAATCTTATACATCCTGCGTCTTCGTATCTGACACTGATCAGACTGTTTCGGCCTATTATAGATCAGGATTTGATTTACTTAATAATGATACAGTTTTAATCAGCGGACTTTCAACATCAATTAATAATCTTTCTGGATCAAAATCAGTAGGATTTACAACAGAAACTGTAGGTCTTGCTATAACCATGAGTAGTTATTCATCTACTCCGGGTGGTAAATCAGAAGATATTTTTGTTACAACTAGACCAACTGTATCAATCGGTGGAAGTATTCTCATCAAATCAAATCTTGGTACAGAAATTGTAAAAGTTTTGAATGATTATAGTAATGGAGTTTTAAAAGTTAAAAGATTTGCAAGTACTGGAGTTGCACATACTTATGGAAGTAGTTTAAATATTATAAATGATAAGGTCACAATAAACAGTAAATCAAAAATTTCACAGTTTGACTCTAAACCAAATGATTTGGTTTACTTTAATGCGAAAAATTCCGTTGGTCTTGGAACAACTCCAGGTGGAGCAATATACAAAACATTTACTATCGGTGTTACCTCCGAAACAGTATCTATTCCACACAGAACCATTTATTTGCCTAACCACCCATTCAAGACTGGACAAAGACTTACTTTTACAAAATCAGATGTTGGTGGTGTTGATTCCTTAATTGTTGGTAATGATTCAACATCATTAAATACATTCCAAATTCCGGATACATTTACATTAACATCTGATGTTTACGTAATTAACAAAGGTAAAGATTATGTTGGATTAGTTACTCAAGTTGGATTAACAACAAATAGTGAAGGTCTATATTTTTACAGCGACGGAACAGATAATTCCGAATACTTATTAAAAACAAACTACAATCAAGTAACTGGTCAAATTGATAGAATAGTAACTACTGTAAGCACTGCTCAGAGTCATGGTTTATTAAATAATGATTCTATTAAATTGACAGTTATTCCAAATGTCATTGTTGGCGTTGGAACAACATCAGCATTAACAATCACATTCAATGAAGAAGAGAAAAAACTACTAGTTAATCCAGTAGGTATTGATTCTTCCCAGATTAGTACATCATCTAATACAATAACGATAGCAAATCATGGGTTTAAAACTGGCGATAAAATCTTCTATAATAGCAGTACTCAGGTTGCTTCTGGTCTTCAAACTGGATCTTACTATGTAATT